CATGGACCACATGCTTCAGAACACTGACCTGATTTGCGAGAGCCCGGGCATTATAACTCTCAAGGACAAATTCAAAGATTTTCCAGCATTGATTGTGGCCACTGGTCCATCACTCAACAAGAACATCCACCTTATTAACAAGTTTAAAAATAAGGCTGTAATATTTGGTGCTGACGCCTCAATCAATACGTTCATGAAATACGTCAATGAAGACGGAGAGAGGGAACCAATTGTTCCAGACATGGTAACTTCCCTTGAACGCAGCCCGACAACGCACAGACACTTCGCTCAAATACCAAAAGAGAATTGGGGTCCGCTCCTCGATACGTTTCTCTGTGCATGCCCCGTTGTGAGGCCAGACGTGTACGATAACTGGCACGGAAAGTACTGCATGATGTATAGGGATTTTTCTCACTTCCATTGGCTTGGCGTGGATAAGGGCACGCTCAATACTGGAAAGTCTGTGACAAACTTGGCTTGGAAAGTAGCCGAGTATATGGGCTGCAATCCAATCATTCTTGCTGGACAGGACCTCGCCTTTGCCCGTGACGGTCAGACACATGTCAAGGGGGCCACACACGCCAGTGAGGGACTAAAGAAGTCGCCGCTTATCCAACAGAAGGTTACAATCATGGGATATGACGGGCAACCAATCGAGTCCCTTGATACATGGGTTGGCATGAAGAAAAGATTTGAGTATGACATCTCAAGGAACCCCGAGATTTTTTGCATTAACGCAACAGAAGGAGGCGCATTAATAGAGGGCTCATACCAAATGCCATTGCAGGAAGTGCTTGACCTGCTAAGTGAGGAGCGTCCAGTAAAAAAGCTTCTTGACGAGTATATGCCGAAGCCAACACCAGAGCAGATTGCCTCCGACAAGGAAACAATCAAGAGCCGTATTGACAGGGGATATATATACATCAATCAGGGTATCAAGAAAATAGAGAACATTACAATGATTGTGGAAGAGGCTATGAAGGAGATGAATGCTGGTCGCCTTCCACTGAACAGGTATGAGAGTTTTGCAAGAACAATAACCATGGAAAAGGCAGACTTGTTCAATGACGATTATTGCTGGTACGCAATGATGCACGTTATGCAGTCTTGGATAATGGGCAGGGACAATATCCTGAGAGCATGCAATGATATGTACAAGGGAAAGGAGCTGATGGCGACAAAGCTTCTCAAGCTGTACGAGCTATTCCGTGGTATGAAAATGCTTTACGAGAAGGTATTCAACGGCACAAGGGAGATGTATTATGAGCACCCAAGCAACCCAAAAGCTTTGCCGAATTTGCAGGAGTCCCCTTACACAAGAGAATTGGAAAGACTCCAGACGCAAAAAATATGATTACATATGTCAGGCGTGCTCAACAGAAAAGGTGAAGGCCCTGTTTAAGGAGCCACGCAAAAGATTTATGGGCAAGTTCAACGTGATTGAATGCGAGGGGACTTACCCTGTCATTGAAGTTAGGCGTGGGCATAAGCCAACCCTTAAGGAGATGGCAGACGCCACAGAAGAATTTCGAGTTAAGAAGGTTATGGCGTTATGCAAAAGCGGGAACGACGATAAGGCCAGAAGAAAAGCCATAGAGTATTTGTTGAAATGCTGGGACAAGCTTGCCCCCAATGATGCGGCAGATGTTATTAACCAAGCCAACAAAATGCTGCAGGCGAAGGGTGTAGACGAGGACGTTAAAATTGGAATAGCCATAGCCATTAAAAACTTTACTGGCGTGAAAGATTCCAAGAAGGAAACTACTCTTACGTTTGAACAAATGCTTGAGAAAGGTGGATATGTTGAAATCGACGAAGATGGACAGCACAAGACAACAGGAGCTGACGAGTCTTTACTATGAGGATATCCGCAAGCAGCACGAGGATGGTATGCGTGAACTCAAAGGTAACAGGCTTGCAATGTCATATCTTGTTAGCCGTGGGGTTTTACCTGACACCATAGATGCATTCAAGCTTGGCTCTGCAGAGGGTGGGCGTCGCGTCATGTTCCCACTATATGCGTGCGACGACGGAAAGTTCAGCACTGTTGCTGGATTTCAGTTGCGTGCAGTTGATATGAGCGAGCCTAGATATAAGAATACTCAGAACTCTTCTTTCTTCAAGAAGGGATACAGCATTTTCGGTATCAATGTTGCAGCTCCCTACATAAAGGAAAGGGGTGTTGTGTATGTAGTTGAAGGGACATTTGATGCAATGGCAATGTACCAGCGTGGATACTACAATACAGTTTCAATTATGGGTTCGCACATTTCAGATGTTCAGGCTTTAATACTCGGTGAATTGTGTAGGAATGCTGTTCTGTTGTTCGATGGAGATGCTCCGGGCTATCATGGCATGGCAGACGCATGCGCCCCTCTGGTTGCCGCAGGGTTCTGTAACACTATTGCTCTCATCCTTCCGGGAGGTTATGACCCAGCATCGTATCTTAGCGAGCACTCAACGATACTTGACCTTGACATGGAGCATCTTACTGAGCTATGGATTAAAGTGAGGTCTCAGGGCACTGGTCCGGTTGAGGCTAAGTATAACCTCATTAAGGAGCTGGTTAATTCTTATGCTTGCAACTCAGACAAAGAATCGTTTATTGATGCTGTTACGAGGGTTATAAATGAAGTTTGATTTGTCTCGTATGCAGGACTTTGAGTATTACTCCAAGATGCTGCTAAGAATACAAACTGGCCGTGGGCTTGTGCCGTTCGATTTTTCACAGCGGTATGTCCAGACTAAAATAAATGCAGAGTGGGAGAAGTGTCTTAAGAATGGAGAGCCAGTTAGGTTCATCATTTTAAAAGCAAGGCGTCACGGAGTTTCTACTTATGTTCAGGGGAGGATGTTTCAGGGTTGCCATACCCAGCCCCACAGGCAGGCGATAACCATTGCTGCAGACGACGAGGGATGCTCGTATATACATAACATGTCTCAGATATTTTATGAGTATCTTCCACCAGAGTTGAAGCCAGCAACAAAACAGAAGAACATCCACAAGATGGTTTTTGACTATCCCAAGACAAGAATACAAAAAGAGGGTGGTAAGAATTATGGACTTAAGTCTTCCCTCAAAACTGTCTCTTGTACAAATAAAGCTGGGTTGGGTACTGGTAACCATTTCATTCATTTTAGTGAGTACGCCATGTACCGAGACGCAGACGGAGTTCGTAAAGCTGTTATACCCACAGCCTTTAACGAGCCCGGAACGTTTGTCGTCATTGAAAGCACAGCCAATGGAATGACTGGTCCCGGAGAAGCTTTCTACACTGAATGGAAGCTTGCCAAGGAAGGAAAGAGCGTGTTCAAGCCATTGTTTTATTCGTGGCTACAGCACGAGGGATACGTAATGGAGTTCTCCTCTGATGCAGATAAGAGAGAGCTCGCTGGTACTTTGAACCTCGAAGAGCGTGAGCTTAGGGATAAACACAAAGCAACCCTTGAACAGTTAAACTGGAGAAGATACCAGATAAAATTTCTCGGTGGTAACACCGGGGACCAGACTGGTGCAATAGAAGCATTTCACGAGCAGTATCCTACCACTGATGAAGAAGCGTTCATAGTAAGTGGACGAAGCGTGTTTAGTAGGGCAATTCTAAAGCTGTATTACAATCAATGTAAAGACCCGATAGCAAAGATGTCCGTGGTTAGTGGAAGGCTGCGTGAAGACCCTGATGGCGACCTGTGGGTATGGGCTTTCCCCGAACCAAAAGCAGAATACGTTGTATCGGTTGACCCATCTAGCGGAGAGCCCGGTGCCACTGACTTTGGGTGCATAGAAGTTTTTCGTGTTGGACAAATAAACAAGGGTGACTGGGGAGAGCAGGTTGCTGAGTGGCACGGCAAATGCGATGCTGACGAGCTTGCAAAGATTGCTCATGTACTTGGCATGTTTTACAATACTGCACTTGTTGCTCCAGAAATATTTGGTTATGGTCATGCTGTTCTCGGCGCATTGCTTAAGGGTGACTATCCAAACATAATAAGGAGAACACAGCTTGACGCTATAACTAAAACATATTTAAACAAATATGGATGGAACACCAATCCAACAACCAAGCCGTCTATGTTAACTCTCGGAAGATGGGTTGTTAATAACAAGATGGTTGTTATACGAAGCGAACCTCTTGTCATGGAAATGATTACGTTCGTTCGGGAGGAGGGCGGTGCTGGTGCTAGTGCCTATGGCAGAGGCAAGGATGATAGGGTTATGGCTTTCTTAATCATCTTGAAGGCAATGGAA